CCCTATTAAATTAAGCTAATGGCTAGTGTAGAAGCTCTCGCTCCATATCAACCTAATGCACAAGGACTAACTGAGGTTTTAATTGATTTAAAATCCACAATGCCTAGTCAGACAGTATTTAAGGTTACTGGGTATGAAACTTTATGTTTTGAAAATGTTACTCAAGGTGATGCTCTATATTCAAGAGCTAGTGACGGAAAGGTAGGAAAAGCTATTGCAAATGACACGTTTGATAAAGCTTTAGTAGCAGGAGTTGCAGAGACAACTAAACCTTCTGGTCAATCAGTAAAAGTAATCACTGCTGGAATAGTCACAACTTCTGGTTTAAATGCAGGTGATCAATATTTTTTATCAGCAGCTTCTGCAGGAGCAATAGTTGAAACTCCTCCATCTACTGCTGGTCAATATGTAACAAGGATTGGAGAAGCTGGAAGTACTGGACAATTTATAGTCAATGCTGATAGACCAATTCTTTTAAGCTGACAGTTTACTAGACGTAAAATAGAAATAACTAACAGTTCAATAATTTATTTTTTGAATTGTATCGGAATATAAAATGGCAACAAGAAAGGCACTTGTTTTAGTTTCAGGTTTATTTCAGGAGTTAAATTCTTCTTCTGATAAATTAGATTTTGCTGGAAATACAACTGCAGATTTAACAGAAAATACAAATCTTTATTACACCGATGCAAGATCTAGAGCTGCTGTATCTGTAACTGATAGTGGAGGAGATGGAAGTCTTGCATATAATAATTCCACAGGAGTAATCACATATACAGGACCATCTGCTTCTGAAGTAAGAGCACACATTAGTGTAGCTTCTGGATCAGGTTTGACTTTTTCTTCTGGTGAAATAGGAACATCTTCTATTCCTAATTCTCAATTAGCTAATTCTTCTTTAACAATAGGTGGAACCTCTATTAATTTAGGAGCTACTGCTTCTACAATTACTGGATTAACTGCTTTAACATCTACTACCTTAACTGGTACTACATTAGTATCTGGAACTGCTGATGCAGCTAATTCAATTAAATTAGCAAGTGGAAATATTACTTTTGAAGGAGCAAGTGCTGATAGTGATGAAATAATATTGACAGCTGCAGATGCATCTGGAGGAGATAAAACAATTACTCTTCCAAATACAACTGGAACCGTTGCTCTTACAAGCGATATTGTTTATCCAGTAACTTTAACAAATTCTGTAACTTTAACAAATAAAACTCTAGCTCTCGGATCTAACACAATATCTGGAACTACTGCTCAATTTAACACTGCATTAACTGATGGATCATTTACAACTTTAGCTGGTTCTGAAACTTTAACTAATAAAAGTCTTACAGCCCCTACATTAACTGGATCTTCGAGTTCTTCTGGAAGTATTGTTTTTAAAGAAGATACGGATAATGGAACAAATTCTGCAACTCTTAAAGGACCTGCATCAACAGCCGATGTAACGATAACCTTACCAGCTGAAACAGGAACTGTTTTAACAACAGCATCATCAATTGCAAATAGTAATCTTGCAAATAGCACAGTAACTATTGGAGGTTCATCTGTAGCATTAGGATCTAGTCAAACTACATTTACTGGACTTGCTTCACTAACTTCCACTGCTTTAGTATCAAATGATAGTGGATTTAGAGTTAGAAATAATAGTGATAATACAAAAATATTTGCTTTAGATTGTTCTTCAATATCAGGAAGTACTACAAGGACTTTGGTGGTGCCAGATTCAAATGGAACAATTGCAACACAGGCATATGTTCAGTCTCAAGTAACAGCAGAAGATCTTGATGTAACCACAGATTCAGGAACAATTGCAATTGATTTAGATTCTGAAGCTCTACAACTTTCTGGAGGAACTGGAATAGATACCAGTGCTTCTGGAAATCAAGTAACAGTGGCTGTAGATTCGACTATAGCTACTGAAAGTTTTGCTACTGCAATAGCAGTGGCACTAGGATAGTATTATGGCAACCCAAGTTCAATTTAGAAGAGGAACAACAGCTGAACACTCCGGCTTTAAAGGTGCTGATGGAGAAGTTACAGTAGATACCTCATTAAAAACTGTTGTTATACACGATGCAATAACAAATGGTGGTTTTCCTGTATTAAGACAAGATGGTTCTAATACACAATTTGACAGAGGATCAACCTCAAACTGTGCATTAAAATTTGCCGGTGACCCTAATACAGGTTTAATTAGTCCGGCTTCTGACGAGATTGCTTTAGTAACTGGAGGAGTTAGCCGTCTTACAATAGATGCTAATGGAGCTGCTACCTTTACTGGTAATGTCCAAGTTAATGGGGATTTATCAGTTACAGGAAAGTTTGATTCCGGGGAAAACTTAGCATTAATTATTGCTTTAGGATAATATGGCAAACACCTTCAAAATCGACACGAAATCAAGCGTTGTAACAGATGCTGTAAGTAGCACAAACACGAATATTTTATCAGCTGGTGGCTCTGCTACACTAGTGCTTTTAAGTATCTTAGTTTCTAATAAAACAGGAGCGAGTGCGGATATAGATGTTTATTTAGTTACTAATACAGGAGATGATGTTTATTTAATTAGAAATGCACCTATACCAGCAGGTTCTTCTTTAGAAATTATTAGTGGTTCAAAAATAATTATGGAATCTAGTGATATTTTAAGGGTTAGATCTGACACAGGAAGTGCAGTTGATGTTGCTGTAAGTTATCTAGAACAGACCTAAAATGGGATTAACAGCAAATAATGACCTTGTAACTTTATCTGCTAATTTTGAGAGTCTCAAAGCTAAAGTTGAGGCAATCGAAATAATAGTCTATGGAGAAAAAGTTCTCGAATTAGATGATTCTACTTGGGAAAATATTAGAACAAAAAGAGATTATATTTTAAAATCTACAGATTGGACTGTAATCCCTGGATGTAGTGTTGATCAGGCTCAGTGGTCTGCTTATAGACAGAATTTAAGAGATATTCCTCAAACTTATACAGAAATAACAGATGTTTCATGGCCGAGCCAGCCATCTACTTCTGGACCAAATTCTTAAAAATCCTCATATTTACTGAGCTTAAAATAAACAGAGATACCTAGAAGATTCTCGATTAAACTGCTATGCCATATATTGGAAATAATATTCGATCCGCTGACGATTACAGGTTAATTGATGATATCAGTAGCTCGTTTAACGGAAGTACTACAAGTTTTGCATTACAGGTAGCTGGTTCTGCTCCAGTTCCTTTTCCAAAATCACCTCAACAAGTTTTAATATCTGTAAACGGAGTTATACAGGAACCTGATCCTACTGGATCTTCAGGATTTAATTTAGTTGGTACAAATATAGTTTTCAGCTCTGCTCCTACAAATGGGCATGCATTTTTTGGAATAATATATGCAACTGCTGATTATCTAAATGCAGGTGGTACTTTCCCTTCAGGTAGTACCGGCAGTCCCTCCATTACCTTCACTACGGATACTGACACCGGGATATATAAAAGAGGTTCTGGTGATATTGGTTTTGTTTCTAACTCTACAGAAATAGTAAATATAGATGGTAATGGTTTAACAGTTACTTCTAAAGATGCAACTATAAATTCAATAAGTATAGGTAAAGGTGCAAACTCTGTTGCTGGTAATACTGTTCTCGGAGAAAGTGCTTTAGATGCTTCTGTTTCTGGTGGAGAAAATACTGCAATAGGTAAAACTGCTTTAACTACAAATACTTCGGGTGCAAATAACACTGCGGTTGGTATGGAAGCTTTGAAGCTAAACACAACAGGATCAGAAAATACTTCAGTTGGTCGTCAATCATTAAAAAATAACACTACAGGTAGTAACAATGTAGCTGTAGGAAGAAATACTCTACCAAACAACACAACCGCAAGTAGCAATACTGGGGTTGGTTATAACTCATTAAATCAAAACACAACTGGAACTGAAAATACTGCTGTCGGTAGTTATACTTTAGACGCAAATACTACAGGAAGTGATAACTGTGCAGTAGGTACTGCTGCTTTAGGTTTAAACACAACTGGTGGTAGTAACGTAGCATTAGGTTCAATTGCTTTAGACGCTAATACATCAGGATCTAATAATACAGGCATAGGAAAAGGATCTTTAGGAGCAAACACAACAACAAGCAATCTTACTGCCGTTGGTTTTCATGCTTTATCTGCAAACACATCTGGAGCGAATGGAGTAGCTGTTGGTAAAGATGCTTTAGAAGCAAATACAGAGGGAGATAATAATACTGCTGTTGGCTTAGAAGCTTTACAGACAAATACTACAGGAGATTCAAACACAGCATTAGGAACAGGAGCTTTAGCACTTAACACAACTGCAAGTAATAATACAGGTATTGGTAGATCAGCATTAGGAGTAAACACAACTGGAACAAAAAACACTGCTGTTGGTTATAATGCAGCAGATGCAAACACAACTGGTGATTTTAATGTTGCTCTTGGAGCAGATTCATTAACTGCAAATACATCTGGAAGCTCAAATACAGCATTAGGTGTTGAAGCATTAAAAGCAAATACTACTGCAAGTAATAATGTTGCTATCGGAAAAGATGCAATGATAGCAAACACAACTGGAACGCAGAACACTGCTGTGGGAGCTAATGCCTTAGATGCAAACACCACAACAGGCAACAATACTGCCGTTGGTTACGCTGCATTATCAGCTAATACAACAGGAAGAAACACTGCGTTTGGATCTCAAGCTTTAAAAGATATACAAACTTCCGATCACAACACTGCTATTGGAGATCATTGTTTATGGAAAACAACTTCAGGTTCTAGAAATACTGGTCTAGGTTTTCAGGCATTGGTATTTAATACAACTGGTAGTAGCAACACAGGATTAGGGTGTGATGCTCTTGACTCAAATACTACTGGATCTAATAATACTGCCGTAGGTAGTGATGCCTTACAAGCAAACACAACTGGAACTCAGAACTCAGCATTAGGTCTTAGTGCGTTAGCTAATAATTCAACAGCATCTAATAACACTGCTGTAGGATTTTCAGCATTAGCTACAAACACAACTGGAGTTTCAAATACTTCATGTGGAAGTTCAGCTTTATATAATAATACAACTGGAGATTTTAACGTAGCTTTTGGGAGACAGGCATTGCAAGCAAACACAACTGCTGATAGCAATACTGCTATAGGTAGATTAGCTTTAGGAGCAAACACAACTGGAGCAAAAAACGTAGCATTAGGTGCTGAAGCTTTAGATGCGAATACCACAGCTAGTGATAATACTGCTGTTGGATATAGCTCATTAAGTGCAAA